GCCTAATGCACTCCCATGACACTCCGGAAATTATGCTGGCGATTGGCCGTCTTGAGGGCAAGGTGGATGCGCTACTACAAATGCAGCGTGTTCAAGAGGATCAAATCAAACTTCACGAAGAGCGTATTCGGGATCTAGAACACTCTAGGTCATTTGCGTTGGGTATTGCAGGAGTCTTTGGTGCGGCTTCGTCTTTACTCATTACTTTCGTCATCAAAACACTTTCTGGAACCTAAAAATGCAAACCCACACACTTATCAATTCGGTTTCTGTCCCTACCAACACCACTTATTACTCTCCGGCACTCAACGCGCATCAGGCATTTAGCAATGAGCGGTTGAATTTGCTGGCAAGTATTACCCATGGAGGGGGACTGCAATCCGGAACTAACTTTCAGGTCACGATTCAGGGAAGCCTTGAACCTGAAGAAGATACCTTTACGAAGGCCAACGACTTTGTCGGAGATTACTCAATCATTGGCTGGATTAAGCAGGGCCTAATCCGGGCTACCAATGTGGATTTTCTCTGCATTGGCGACTCAAACATGATTTATACGCCCGGTAATGGTGGGTATTTGAGCGCGCTTTGGAACGCTTTTAGTGTCAGGCTGTATTCTTCGGCTCTGTACCCACAAATTGCACCCGGTGCTATTGGCTGGCTGGAACCTCGGTTTTTCTTTGCAGATCCGGGCGATGGGGATAACCAATCTGGGGCAAATGCTTTCTATGCCCAGTACCTGTCGGCTGGTTCTACTCAGGTTCCTACAGGCAAACCCATTGCTACTGGTGGTGCTGTCAACGGTTACGGCCAATGGCGCACTCATGCACAACAGACTCCCAACACTTATTTCTACCGGGCGTTTAACAACGGTTCGGTCTACAATGTAGCAAACGGGAACGAAAGTATTGGTCTATTCAACGGGGGGACTGAAGGAGATCACCCGCTGTTCAATGTTTCCGGTCTTGTGTACCGATCTACCGCTGGAGTCTTTAACAGGGCGCAGGGAGACAAGGGCGGCGAGTATATGCAGATCATGGCCGACAGTCGAGAACCTCGGCTGGAATTCCCAATTCGCCCAAGTACGGGTTTTGTGCGAACCAGCAACCTGAGTACTTATCGCGGGGTTGAAGCGCGAGAACTTACTATTCCAAGTACTTATACTTTCTCGCTTGGAAGCGGCGGTTCCGGTTCTCTTCAGTCTTTCAGCAACTTCGGCCACATTGCAGCACAGGGGGCTCAATACGGCTCAGAAGTCCGCGTAAAAGACGAGTATGTTGGGTACTGGCAATCTGTGTTCCGTCGCGTCGGCGGCTTTGGCATCAACTCGCTTGAGGTTGAAGGTGGCCGTCCGGGTCGTTACCATGCCGAAGCATTGGCAGCGGTGCCCGATAAGGCTTTGCACCTGTACCTTAGTGAAATCCGCAACCGCCAGATTTCGGCAAAGGGGGTTCCGGGTAAGACTGTTGTTGTGATTCAGGAGGGTATCAATGACCGCATTGACAGCACCTTGAGTGTTGGTCCTAATCCGGCTCCTTCAAATACTGGTGCTGGCTTTGTTGACAATATCCGGGCTATGATTGAGCGGATTACCAGTTGCTGGGTTGCTCAAGGTTTCCCATCGGAAGATCTTGGCTTCTTGGTATTTGTGGCCCATCCCGTCGTGTCTACTGACAATACGGGAGATACCGTGATGCAGCAATTCAACGAAGCCCTCAAGACCGCATTCGCTAACAATAAGAACAAGGTTCTTATCTACGATATGCGTCTTGGTATTGGTAATGGTGCGTTCTTCTCTAGTGCTGGATACCACGCAAGCCCAGATACGCATCTGACTGCGGCTGGTTACGCGGCTGTTGCCAACGATATTTACGACTTTGCCTCAAGTGCGTCCTATTCGCAAACTAAGTGGACAACGCTTGGCCTGTTGACCCCCACTTCTGAAGCGGCCTACTATGGATCGACTTTCAATCCAGACAGTCGTTCCATGTCTCGGTATGTCGCATCAATGCCGTATATGCGCTTTGCAATTCGTAATGCCGAAGCATCGAGCATTACTGTGAATGCCACACTTACTGAGAAGCCGTGATGAACAAGGACATCCTTGAAGCAATCCACTCGGCTCTTGCTCAAGAGTTGCTGCGAAAGATCCAGAACGGGGATGCGACCCCCTCGGATCTTAGCGTTGCCCGTCAGTTCCTCAAGGACAACGGCATTGATGCGGCTCCTGATGCCTCGCAGCCCATGCTGAATCTCGCCAAGATCATGCCCTTTGACGAAGAAGAAGCCGCTTGAGTGAACTAGAACGCAAACTGAAAGACTTTAGGAACTTCGTCTATCTGGCGTGGGACCATCTTGGGCTACCAGAGCCCACCCCTATCCAGTTGGATGTAGCCAAGTACCTCCAGAAGGGGCCCCGTAGGCGTGTCGTGCAGGCATTCCGTGGGGTAGGCAAGAGTTGGCTCACTAGTGCCTATGTGGTCTTCAGGTTGCTGCACGATCCCAAGTTGAATGTGCTGGTGGTGTCTGCCTCAAAGCAACGAGCAGATGACTTCAGCACCTTTACCCTGAGATTGATCAACGAGATCCCTATTTGCCAGCATCTCCGGCCTAGGGAAGACCAGCGTAACTCCAAGATTGCCTTCGATGTGGGCCCTGCTCCGGCTTCTCAGGCTCCTAGCGTCGTTTCTAAGGGAATCACCAGCCAGATCACGGGTAGCCGTGCTGACCTGATCATTGCCGACGATGTCGAATCGCTGAATAACTCTGCAACCTTCCTGATGAGGGACAAGTTGCAGAGTTCCATTGCTGAGTTTGAAGCAGTTCTCAAACCCGGAGGGGAGGTGATCTATCTAGGTACGCCGCAGACCGAACAGTCGATCTACCACGGTCTGCACGAAAAGGGCTATGACACCCGTGTCTGGCCCGCTAGGTACCCCGATTCCCGCCTCAAGACGGCCTTTGGGGACAAACTGGCTCCCATGCTCAGGGAGGGCGTAGAAGGCGACCCAACGGATCCTAGGCGGTTTAACGCCATTGACCTGATGGAGCGTGAAGCGTCCTACGGGCGTACCGGGTTTGCCCTCCAGTTCATGCTGGATTCGACCCTGAGCGATGCCGACAGGTACCCCCTCAAGTTGAGTGACCTGATCGTCTTCGGTCTGAACCCAGAGAACGCCCCTGAGAAGCCTGTCTGGGCTATGAACCCCAGCAACATCGTCAAGGACATCCCTTGCGTGGGCTTCAATGGAGATCGGTACTACAGCCCCATGGATATGCAGGGCAAGTGGGTTCCGTATGAAGGCAGCATCATGGCTATTGACCCCTCGGGTCGTGGCGATAACGAGACTGCTTATGCGGTTGTCAAGATGCTGAACGGGTTCTTGTATGTCACGGATGCTGGTGGCTTGACTGGTGGATATGACCAGACAACCATGGAGCGTCTGGTGGGCATTGCCAAGACCCAAGCGGTGAACAAGATCATCGTGGAATCGAACTTTGGCGACGGTATGTTTACCGAACTGCTGAAGCCGTACCTGATGAAGTCTTATCCCTGCACGGTCGAAGAGGTGCGGCATAACACCCAGAAGGAACGCCGGATCGTTGACACCTTGGAACCTGTTATGTGCCAGCACAGGCTGGTCATTGACACCAATGTGATCCGGTCTGACTATGAGTCAACCAAGAAATATGCCTCAGAGAAGGCACTTCAGTACAGCCTGCTGTGGCAGATGTCACGAATTACCCGGGTCCGTAAGGCATTGGCCTATGATGACCGACTGGATGTTCTGGCAATGGCCGTAGGTTTCTGGACTGAAATGATGGCTCAGGATGCCCAGAGTAAGATTACTCAGCGTCGTGAGGAAGAGTTGGATCGTGAACTGGAACGGTTTATGGAACACGCTGTCGGGCGTAAGCCCAGAGGTGACACATGGATGAGCCTGTGACTGAGTGGTCTTTGAACCTGACCCATAAGGCTTGTAGAGCCCTGCTTTCTTATGAGGATCACCTAAGAAGCGAACGCTCCCTAAAGGCTTCAACTAAGTTGGCTAAGGCCATGCGTGAGTTGCGTGAGGCCCTGCCCAAGGAACTACTGGAGATGGCAAATGGCAAGCCCGTGTAATGGAAAGAAACTGAATACTCCGTGGCGTACCCCGGGTGGAAACAAGAAGTCCGCCGTGTGCGTCAAGGACGGAGAGAAGACCAAGGTGGTCCGCTTTGGCGACCCCAAGATGAAGATCAAGAAGCACATCCCGGGCCGTAGGGCCAACTTCAGGGCTAGGCACAACTGCGACAACCCGGGGCCTAAGACCAAGGCTCGGTACTGGTCCTGTAGGGCGTGGTGATTTCTAAAGTGTCCCCAACAAAGAGGTAACTATGGCAAAGAAGATTAACAAGGTGCAACTTAAAATTAAGTCGGCTAGTCAGCGTGGCCGTCGAGGAGCCGCTGTCGCAAACAAGACCAAAATGAGTTCCTATAAGAAGGACCTTCATAGGCACAAGCATTATTCCGGTCTCAGCATCACTAGCGGCTTTAGCAGCAAGGTGAAGTCTCAACTGTCTCCTCAAGACCCTTCTTCTGGTCTGTCAGGTGGTGGTGGTGGACTTGCTGGTGGGGGTAAGAAGTAATGCCTAAGAAAGTCGTAGAAGCCCTGATGCGTAAGGGAATGTCTAAGGCTAAAGCCCATGCCATTGCCTATGCTCAGGTCAAGAACCGACTTAAGGTTCGCAAGAAGGGAACTTAAAGATGGCCCGGGACTACGCTGAAGAATATCGCAAGTACCATGGTACTGAACGATACAAGAAGGACCGGGCTCATCGAAACAAGGTCCGCCGGATGATGATCCGGGAAGGCAAGGTCCGTAAGGGTGACGGCAAGGATATCGACCACAAGAACGGGAATCCCCGGGATAACCGTAGGTCAAATCTAAGGATCGTCCACCGATCAGTCAACCGGGCCAAGCACTAGAAAGGACCCATCCATGGACATCAAGTGGTCACCCTATGTTATCAAAGTGAACCCTGTTGAGATGCCCAAGGATGAATTTGGTCAGTTCTTCTACTACCCTACTCCTGAGATACACATCTCTAAGGACCTAAGGGGTATACCCTACTATAGTACACTAGTACATGAACTACTAGAGATGGTGAATGGGGTCTATGAACTAGGTCTATCTGAGACTAAGATCAGGATCCTAGAGACATCCCTGATGCAACTGATGTGTCAGAACCCGGGTGTCGTGACCAGTCTGGGAATGGCATTACAAGGCCCGGGTAGGGCGGAGGCCCCAGAGGTACCCCCCAAGGCTTAGAAGGTCACAGACGGGCTCCTAGGGGCTGCAAATGGGTGCCTAGGGGATGGTGGGGGTAGACGATGGGTGGCTGGAGGCCGGGTAGGGCTGATTTTGGGAAAAAAATGTGAAAGGCTTTAATTGATATTCAGCCAGCCCGCTACCCCCCGTGGGTACCCATGGCCGCTCAACGCTGGCATCGGCTTTGACTAGGTCGGGAACGGGGGCGAGACTTGAACGGATCCAAGCATGGGCTCATGGTTGAACCGATGGAATCGCGGCGGGATTGTGGAGCGGGTCGTCTAGACTCTAGACGCGCCTCTCTCTCACTCGCCGTTTTTGTTCCGCCCATGGTGGGCCTTGACATCGTCCGATGTTTCCCCTACTATTCACCCATGGCCGATGCTCCCTCCATGTTGGAGGGGACGGACCTAGTGCCTTGAACCGAAAGGATTGAACCGTGAAGAACACTCAGACCACCACCACCGAAGCCCCTGCCGCGAAGCCCGAAGCGAACGCGAAGCCCGACCCGAAGGCCATGCCGAAGCGGATGAAGCCCTTCCACTTCGCGCTGGTGGACGCCGCGACGGCCTGCGGGGGTGCCATGCGTTCGTTCGGGCTGGCCGCGATCGCGGCATTGGAAGCCCGATGCCATGACTTCATGCAGCAGGACGCCATCCCCTACTTGACGAGCGTGATGACCGGGCAGGGAGTCGCACGGCCTACGGCAGACGCTGCCGCCCGTGTCGCCTTGGTCGGATGGGCCGCAGGGCCCGAAGCGATCGAGGGACTCCCGGCGGACGGGCTTCGCCATGTCGCATCGGTGGGGAAGACCCTGCCCGAAGCGGAACGGAAGGCTCTCATCGTCGCGACGCTCGATAAGGCGAAACGCGACGCGAAGACTCCCGGGAAGCCTTCCATCGCGGAACTGCGGAAGGCGGCAGGGAAGGACGGCAACGGCAAGCAGGACACGGTCCGCCTCTCCGATCTCGCCATGTCGCTTGCCGGGCAGGATCCCGTGAAGGCCTTGAACCTGCTGAAGGGAGCGGTGCAGAACATCGAAGCCTTGATCGCGACGGCGGATCCGAAGCCCGCGAAGAATGACCCGACCCCCGAAGAGATCGCGGCGCGGGCTGCGGCCATCCGCAAGGGCAAGGGCCAAGCCTAAGGTCTAGACTCTAGACGCACTCACACTCGCCCCGGGGCTGCTATGGAGCGGCTCCGGGGCTTTCTCATGGGCGCACCGAAAAATTTAGCGGCCCGCTGTCATCACTACTGTCATCAGGCCGGGGCGATCCCAGTCGATTCCAGACCGTGCCGACCCTAGTTCAATCCGGGTTCGCTGTCGATCGCTTTCAGAACCGCTCACTTTGTTCGCTGTCATCACTACTGTCATCGCGGGCCATCCCCATTTAGACACGCAAAGACACGCAGTCATTTGATCCAGCACCGACCCCAGTTGCTTTGGGTTGCCTGTAGTTATACCAGTCGTATCCGTTTCTGTAATCAGAAACAACCTGTCTAGGGTCTAGACATCCCTTTAGTTATACCCTAGGTATCCTTATAAAGACCTCTATAAGGATCTATACAGGATTAGAGATAAGACTAGTATCAGTACTACCTAAGTCAACTCTCTAGTTACTCTAGGGTATCCAACCTGTAGACCTATAGGTAATCCAAAGTTTATCCTCACTATTCTTGGGGTCTTGACATGGTCATTCCTTTCTGATACCATTCCGTTGTTGGAGATTGTGTTCATTGTGAACCCACTCTTCAGCACCCTCTGTCTAGGGTCTAGACAGTTTCCACCGAAAGGAAAGCATCATGTCTCAACAGTTCGCTACTGGTTTCACGCACGGCTACAACGGGGGAGAGATCCCGGATTGGGTTACCGAAGCGACCTACAGGAATGTGGTGGCTGACGGCATCACCTATGTGTCGGATCTCACCGGGAGGGGTGGATATGTCCTGTCGAAGGCCCGATACGACCAGATGCTGCCCATCTACAAGGCTTGCTCGTTCACCTCAAACCAGTACTTCGAAGGGGACTGTGCATGGTGTGCTGTGGTGCTGTCGTTCAGCGACTGCTTCTGCAAGGGCATGATCGACGCAGCCATCGACACCTACATGAAGTTCTACCGCAACAAGTGATCTCTGGTCGGTGTCTAGGGTCTAGACGGTCTAGGCCCTAGACATCACCAAACTCAACCCGAAAGGAAAACACCATGAAGCACTATGTGATCGCCACCGCAATCGTCCTGTCCGTCTTCTTCTTCACCCTGATGGATGCCAGCCCATGGATCACCGTGGGATTCGTCGGGATCTTCACCACCATGTTGGTCTTCCATTGCGACCGACAGGACGAGCGGCAGAACGCCTTGGAGGAACGGATCGATGAGATGGCTTGGGCTGAAGAGCAGATTGCCCGCCTGAACAAGGGAGGACTCATCGGGTCAGGCCCGGGGGAGGAGAATGCGGAGGACCTGATGTTGGCGTGGGACATTATGAGTGACGATATCAAGGCCCTGACCGAGCCTAAAAAGACCGAGTGGGTCGTTTCGTGGATCACCATCAATGGTCGGGAACACACCTTCAAGGTCCATGCATGGCATCAGGCCGAAGCCTTCGACTTGGCGGTGTGGTCCTACCAGTTGAAGCACAATATGTGTTCGCCCTTCGCCAATGGTGCAGGCGTGTACCAATGCCGGGTCTACCGCCGGGAAGAAACCCTGCCCTCGTTCGATCAGCACATCCGGAACTGCAACCCGCCCGAGGCGGACGGAATGCCCACGCCTGCCGACTTTGCCGAGCAGATGGAACGCCTGACCGCCTATCAGGGAGGCAAGAAGTTCAAGCAACCATGAGGCCCTTGACACGGTCCCCACTTGCTGATATTATTCCGTAAGTGGGGATCGTTTCTCCATCACAACCAGACCTGTCTAGACCCTAGACACAACCGAAAGGAAAGAATCATGGATAAGGCAATCGCATTCAAGTGGGCTTCGGCCCTTCGTGCTAGCCCGGAACTGCAAACGCAGGATGTCCTCGCAGAGGATGGCGGCTACTGCGCCCTTGGAATCCTCTGCAAGATCTACTGCGAGGAAGTCGAGGACATCGCACACAAGTGCGACAAAGGACTCATCGACGGCTTTTGGGATCGCAGTAGGGATGACCCAAGCCGCACCGCAGTCCTGTTGACCGCAGGTATGCCGTTGGATGTCATGGTCTGGGCCGGGATGGAAGACGAATCAGGCATCCTGATCTCCGACATGAACGACGGGGCCCGCGTCTTCAGCGGAACTCCACGCACCTTCCCGCAGATCGCGGACTTCATCGAAGCCAATCACGAAACCCTGTGATGTCTAGGGTCTAGACAACCGAAAGGAAACCCATGCTTACCGTTCTGCAACCCGTTACCCCCAAGTGGGCCGCAATCTCTGACGCAGCCAACCGTGCTTACGACTACATCGTCGAGTCAGGCAACAACCCGATCCGCCTCAACTACCCCAGCGGTCTACTGACCAAGCCCGGAGCCAACACCAAGTTGTCCAAGGCATCACCCCTGCCCATCTGGGGACTGACCTTGGCCCCTGCGGGGGCATCCGGATACCAACTGTGCCCATGGCGCAGCCCGGAGTGCGAAGCCGCCTGCCTAGGGATCACCGCAGGTCGCTCCAAGTTCTCCAATGTGCAGCAAGCCCGGATCAACAAGACCCGATATCTCATGGAGGACCCGCTCGGATTCTACTGCGAACTTTTCCATGAGTTGCAGACACGGGCCCGCCGTGGGGGTAACTTCGCCATGCGATGGAATGTCCTGTCGGATATCCCCATCGAATCCGTGTGTACCCGTGCCCTGAACCTGCCCACGGTCAACTACGACTACACCAAATCGTATATGCGGGCCTTGGCCTCGCTGTCCCGGAAGAACTACAGGCTGACCCTGTCCTACTCTGGCCACAACTTGGAGGAGTGCCTCGACTACTTGGATCGTGGGGGCAATGTCGCCATGGTCTTCAGGGATGTCCCATCGTCGTGGGATCGGTTCCGTGTGATCAATGGCGACGAATCCGACGCTCGTTGGACAGACCCGCAGGGTTGCATCGTCGGTCTTCGGGCCAAGGGCAACATCAAGGACTCCGTGTTCGTGATGAATCGTTCTCGCGTCTAGACCCTAGACACCACTCTCTTCTCTTTTCTGAAAGGAACCCACACAATGGGAATGGATCAGACCCTAACGGCTTACACCCCGTCCGGAAACTTCAAGATGCACCTGAGGAAAGCCTACTGGCTCGATTCATGGCTCCGGGAACGGTGTCCCACGGGCTACAGCAGCGACGGCTGTTGGGCCAACTGCGAGATCACCCCGGGACTCGTCATTGAACTCCGACGAGCGGTCTGGGATGACTACTACACCGGGGAGTTCAAGGATGGTCCATGCTTCCAAACCATGCAAGCCATGGGATGGTTGGATGCCCACGATGCCATGGGCCACACCATCAAGTATCACATGGACTGTTGATGGACTGCTGAACCGTCTAGACCCTAGACACAACCACGAAAGGAAACGACATGAACTACATCCCGAACTCAAACGACACCGTGCATTGGTATCACAACGCCATCGGCCATCGTCTTTACTTCCGGAATGGATGGGCAGTTTCCATAATCCCCGGCTGCAATGGGGACACCATGGAGTGTGCCGTACTCTCGCCGCAAGGTGGTGATCTGGAGATCCAACTCCGGACACCCGATGAACTGCCCGTGTTCCTTGCCGGAATCCAGTCCCGCCCCAGCGACTCTCCCAGCGTTCTCAAGTCAACCGACACCTTTACGGACTAATCACATGACCAACGACAGCAACAACCTTGAAACCATCGACATCACCCCCAAGTGGGAAGCCGTGGTCGATCTGTTCCTGATCATCCTGAAGCCGCAATGCGACTTCGACACCCTGCAATATGTCCGCAGGGAACTGAAGCGAATCGCGGTGGTCATCGATGAAACCAACGACACCATCAAGGGGGCTTGACACAAGCAATCGTTTCGGTTAGCATTGTCCTAGGTGGAAGTTCCACCAACCCTCCTGTCTAGGGTCTAGACAGATCCCAGTTCGAAAGGAAAGTGAAATGGAAATCCCAGTCAGCATTATAATCTCCCCCGAAGCACTCGCTAGCCTCCGGGGATCCACGGGTCCGACCCTGTTCGACAAGTCCGAGTCCGAAAGCATCAACAACCTGACCGACAACCCAGAGTTCATCCGCGAAGTTGCCAGTCGAATCCACCCCCGGGAGATCGCGGAACACATCGATACCGACGATCTCGCAGAAGAGATCACCCGCAAGGTCGAACTGGACGCTGGCGAAATCGCGGGTTACATCGATGTCGAGTCAGTTGCGGGCTACATCGACCCCGAAGAGATCGCAAACCACTTCGATGCAGATGACATCGCCTCACGCATGGACATGGACGATCTTGTCGAGGCCCTACCCATGGGTCGGCTTGCTAACTCCTTGGCGAAGCAGATCGTGGAGAACCCCGCGCTGCGTGAAGCCTTGGTCGATGCGTTCATCAACCGCCTGACCCACAGCCTGCTCCCCAAGAGCAGCACCTAAACCTTTCGGTGGCTGGGCCGCGCATAGCCGAAGCAACGCGGTTTCCCCTCGACTTGACACACTCACAGGAATCCACTAGTATACCACTATGGAATCAGAAAGCCCATGTACCGTTTCCGACGCCCTGAACACCGCGTGGGTGGGATGGGCCAAGGAAGATCTCGCCGTGTCCTAC